CAGGTACAGGGTATGCCCGTATTGAGCAACGTCAGGGTAAGGGTATTGGCACGCAACAAACCAATAACCAGTTGATGTTCCGCAATTCGGCAGTATGGTATGACCGTGACTGCTCCTCAGGAAACTTGTATGTGCTGAACAGCAAATATATCGGACTGTGCATTGAGCGTAGCCTGAACTTTGCAAAAACGCCATTCAAAGAACCTTCCAACCAGTTCGCAAAAGTAGGTTACATCGTTACAGGTGTGCAGTTCACTGGTAATAACTTCCGTCGTCAAGGTCTCGGCTACGACATCACCTAAACAGTTGTGTGATGATACCAGTCAACTAATCATAATTGATTTTGAAAGGAATTAGACATGGGTTCTGGAAACGCATTAATTAGTGCTGGCGCACTTACCGATACCTACACCAGCACCACGAAAGTTGGTGTTGCAGCAGACGGTGACTTGCAATGGCGCGATGGTAAATTGTATAAATTCGTGAACATCGTTGACCAAGATGTCGCTGTCAATGAAGTGTTGTATCCTGCTTCTATTGATGGTGTCGATTGGACATCTGACTACACGGGTGGCAGTGGCGTGACCATTAAGGTCGGTGCTGTAGCTCTTGGCACTGTAGACATCTCAGCTGCCTCGTATGCTTGGGTTCAAGTATGCCAAGCAGGTACTGTCGGCACAGTTCGCACCGATGATAGTGTTGCTGCTGGTGACCCCGTTATCGGTCATTCCGTCGATGGTGAATGTGACACGATGGCTGCAGGTGAAGAGCATCTTGTATTTGGCTTTGCCAATGCAGGAGACTCTGGCACACCTGAAGTAGCTACTTGTCAGTTTGTATAACCGATAGAGGGTGTATCCAAACGGGTACACCCTCTATAAATATTTCACAGGAGAGATAATTGATATGGCAAAGAACACACGAAAACCACCCGTAGCACTTGAAGTTGACAAAACACCTGAGCAGGTAAGCGCGATTGATGCTATTACCTCACCAGATGCGACAGTGCCACGTAAAGATGTCCCTGAGTTGCGCGTAGATGTCCCTGTAGCTACTCCTGAGCCTGTTACGGCTCCTGCAGGAAAGATTAGCCTGTCAGATATTCGTGACGCTCTCAAGGGTGCCACAGAAGCTGATAAGAGAGACTTTGCTGAAGCGGTAGGACTATCCCCTGCTATCGGTAAGCCGAAGTTGCGTAAAAAGCGTGTCTCTAATGAAGACATCCATAATATGGCAATGGCTACAGGTGGTGCGTCACATGCTGAAGATTTCTTGCCTATCCCTCCTGAGCATATCATGGAATTGGGCGAGGCACATGTCAACGCATGGCACCAAGAATGGCTCGACGGTAAGACGCAATCGTGGGATAGGCTCAGTGAGCAAGACTTGGCTGAAAAAGTTGCCACAGCAGTTATGTAGAGAGGTGAGAGATGACAGGAGGCCAGTTTAGTAGAAACCCTGAGTTGTTAGATGCCACTGGCTTTTCTGGTGATGGCTCACTGCTGATGTTCGGGCAGCAGGTCATAGAGGCACGCTCTGACACGCCAGCAGACCCACCAGCAGATACCAGTATTATTTGGGTAGACAGTAATACTGGTGAGTTAAAAATAAAAATAACGGACAGTAATAGTGTCACAAGGGAGTACGTCATCGCACCAAGTATATCATTTGACGCTTTTGGACGTGCCAGAGTATCGGATACGGGTCAACGTCTTGACGTAGAATTTATCTATAACAAGCAACCAGACTTCTTTGATGAGACAACTTCCAATGGCACTGTCACTCATAATGCGAACACAAGAGATTTAACACTTAGTATTGCCAACTCTACAAATGGCACACATGCTACTATGCGTAGTCATCCTGTGCCATATACTCCTGGGAATAGTCAATTAATAGATATTACAGGTGTGTTAGACTTGGCAAACCTCGGCACTGGTACAGCAGAATTTTTCTTACGCACAAAGATTAGTGGCACAGTAACAGATTCTGATGTTGTTACGCAAGCAAGTTGGGATGCCCTTACAACAGGTGTCGATTGGGCAGATAGCCATATCTTCAGCATAGACTTCCAGAGCTTAAAGGTCGGCACAATCCGCTTTGCAATCGTGGGGTCGGGTTCTACGACATACGTGGGAAGCATCAACAATGACAATGTGCGAGACAGTGGATATTGGCAAGTACCTTCCTTGCCTGCATATTGGCGCATCTATAATGATGCCACCGATACATATATGGAATGTGGGTATGGTGATGAAGACAATGCGGTAGGTTTTCGTTATAAAGTAACAGCAAACGCTACTGCTACTATGAAAGCGATATGTTGCACTGTAAAATCCGAAGGTGGCATAGACTTGCAGGATATTGACGGTATACCACGAAGTGCCGATAATGGCATAACAGTGGTAACGGCAAGTACTACATTGATACCTCTTCTATCTATACGCCCAAAGACAACTTTCAATAGTTTGCCCAATTTGGGCATTGCACTGCCAAAACTTGTAGACATACAGGCTTCTGATGCTATAAGGCTGGTAGTCATTCATGGTGGTACACTGACAAGCCCTACATGGGCAGATGTAAACACAAGTAGCAGTATGATGGAAGTAGACGTAGCAGCAAGTGGCATTACTGGTGGCAATGAGATATTTAGCGACTATATACCGGCAGCATCTACTGGCCCTGCATCTGGGAGATTTACAGGCACAAGTGGTGGCTTGTTAGGAAAAACAGTGCTATGGGATAGGCAGAGTACAGAAACAGGCATATTAACTGTTGCAGCAATACGCACAGCAGCAGTAGATGCCGATTGCTTAGTCTCTTTACAATGGGATGAGATACGATGACACTTGGTAAAATTCTCAGTATCGCTTTGCGACGTGTGGGCTTGTCAGATGGTGCCACAGCATTTACTGATAACGCACGCGACTATTTCAATGTAGGACTCCGTAATCTCTGTGAGCAGAGGCAGTGGCGTTGGTTGTTTAAGAACAGTTCTTTTACTACTGTGTCAGGCACGCAGACCTATTCTCTTGGCTCCGATGTTATGCGCCCTCTGTCATTTCGCAATACGACAGATAACCATAAGATGGAAATTGTCGATAGCGATTGGGTAGACAGACGCGACCCTAACGATGATGATACGGGCATCCCCTATTTCCTGTTTATATCGGGGATAAACTCTACGACGGGATATTGGGAGGTAGACCTATTCCAGATTCCTGATACCACAGGGTCTACGATAAACTACCGATACTTCGCATATGTCGCTGATAAGACCTCTTCTGATGATGCCACAGACCTTGCTGGTGACCTGCCCCCGTGGGCACAGAATGCACTTATCTACTATATCGCCAGTATGTATAAGGGTGAGCTCGGTGATATACAGGGCGAGCAGGATGAATTGGGCTTGTATTTTAACAGTGTAAACAGTAACATAAAGGTAGACGCACAGGCAGAGTCTGGTGACCAAAACCACCGAGCACGACGGTATGACTCAAGCTCAAACAATTTCCGCTTCACTGTTAATGAAGGGTCGTTGACCTAATGCCAAGATTAGGGAATCCACACGTATATGGCCCCTATGTTGGTGGTTACAATGCCAGCAAGCCAAGTGACGACTTAGACCCCCGTGAGATATATGACGGGGAGAATATGCGCGTATTGCCTGATGGCAGTGCTAAACAGCGCAATGGGACGACACCATTCAATACTTCGGCTCTTACCGGCACGGCAACTATAGATGCACTCGGCCAGCATAAGTTTGATGCAGATACTGAGCGTGTGTGGGCAATTACTGATGGTGCTTTTTATGAAGACACGGTAGGTGATGGTACAGGGTTTACTGATAGGACGGGTAGTGCGACAATAACAGCAGGAAATAAGTGGTCTACAGCAGATGCCAATGGCACGCTGATAGGTCATAATGGTGTCAGTGGTGATACCATTATTAAGTGGACGGCTGCTGGTGGTAATGTGGCAACATTGGATGTAGACAGTCGCTTTACGTGGGCAAAGCATTGGGAGTTTTGGGATAACAGGGCATGGGCAGGTAATTTGTCGGTAGCAACAGACCGTGTGTGGCGCAGTGACTTGGCAGATATAGAGACATGGGATGATACGGCTTTCTTTCAGATAGGCAATATTGTCACAGGTATGCAGAAGATGAGCAATTTCATGGTCATCCACTCTGAAGATATTATCCACTTGCTCGTTCCTACGGGCAACAGCGTCACCCCCTACCGTAAAGTGCCCAAGCAACACCCTGGCACCGTAGCACCTTTTTCTCTTTCTACGATAACGATACCAGATATTGGTGAGGTGCAGTTATACATACGTGAAGACGGTATATACGCTTTCGATGGTGAGACTTCCCGTAAACTGTCAGAACGGTTGGATGGCGACAGATATTGGGATGACCTGAACGCTACAGCACTATGCGATAGCTTCTCTGTCCACTACCCTGCACGCAACGAGGTATGGTTTTTCTTGCCCTACGGGACAGGACAGACGACGATGAACAATGTGATGGTATATAACTACCGCTTGGGCATCTTCTATCCCCGATGGAGTGGGTGGGCGCGCAACGATGTCGCCATTGTCAATAACATCCCCTACTGTGGTGGTATCAGTGATGGCTTTATCTTTGACCACGACTCTATCATCCTCAGCGATAATGATGGCACAACGAATAACGCTATAGATGCGTGGTTTCAGACCTCTTCAGCAGCACCGCAGGGAGAGGTCGAGCAGTGTAGGTGGTTATATTGTCGTACCTCTTTAGATATTGTCGGTGATTACGACATAGAGTTTACTGCTACGATGCCCTCCTCTCCTGAAGTGGATGATACCATTGAGCAGGGTGGCACGACAGATGCCATAGAGACATCTTTTACTATTGGCACCTCAGCAATCGCTGGTGAAGATACGTTGGTAAATAATGTGGACAGTGGCTTACTCGGTTACGACCCACACATACAAGTAAAATATCGCAATGGAACAGCAGGGCAAGAGTTCTCTATTCGTAAGACCACTTTGGTATATCGCCCTATAGGACAAACTCGTAAACGTGGCGCAGGAGTAATCTAATGGCATTTAACAGTCAACAACGTACGAACTTCTTAGATTGGCAGGGAAAACAACGTGGTGGTCTTGGCTTTACTGGTGAGCAGTATGGGCAGTATCAGCAGAACCCTGACCAGTTTATTCAGAATAGTGGATGGAAACCTCAGAATACAAATACTGACGTTTACACGCCAGTGCAACCTGCACAACAGCAAGCACAGCCACAACAGCAAGCACCTCCTCCTCCACCCCCTCC